GACTGGTGGAGCAGCACCTGGTTCAGCACGCTGCCCAGCACGTAGCGGTAGCCGGGGGTGGCGGCGGCGGCCTCCACCGCCTCGGAGATGGCGCAGCCCAGGGACCCGGTGGTGCCGGGGTGCTCGGCCAGAATCTTCCGGCCCACCGCCGTCTCCAGGGAGGGGGAGGGGGTGACGGAGGCCCCGTAGGTCCGCATGACCTCCCGGCGGAAGGGCTTTTGCTCGTAGCTGACCTTCACCATGTAGACCTTGCAGTCCAGGCCCAGGTAGGCGCAGGCCATGGAGAGGGCGGTGCCCCACTGGCCCGCGCCGGTCTCCGTGGTGAAGCCGGTGAGGCCCTGTTTCTTGGCGTAGTAGGCCTGGGCGATGGCGGAGTTCAGCTTGTGGGACCCGGAGGTGTTGCTCCCCTCGAACTTGTAATAGATTTTCGCCGGTGTTTTCAGCTTCTCCTCCAGACAGTACGCCCGCACCAGCGGCGAGGGCCGGTACATCTTGTAGAAGTCCCGAATCTCCTGGGGGATCTCAAAATAGGCCGTTTCGTCGTCCAGCTCCTGCCGCACCAGTTCCTTGCAGAACACGTTCTCCAGCTCCGCCGCCTTCATAGGCGCGCCGGTGCCCGGGTTCAGAAGGGGCGCGGGCTTCACCTTAATGTCCGCCCGGAGATTGTACCATGCCCGAGGCATCTCGTCCTCGGTGAGATAGGTCTTGTAGTGGATGTTCTTCTCGCTCATAGCTCTGTTCTCCTTTTCTTTGTTTGATTTTCTTATAAGCTCGCCCTAATCTTTAGTAAGTTTATACGCCTCTGTAGCAACTCCTGCCGCTCCTGCTCATAACTCCTATGCGCAAAAGCACGGGCGCTTATTTCCGTATCGCCGTTTGCTGGTATGCTAACTGCGGATACGTCATAAACCTTTTTGATTTTTAATATTGTTCTGGTGTGCGTGGCTCTTTCGTAGCTTTCCTCTGCCACTGTAAAAGCCCATGACATTTTAGTTATCATGCCCGCCTCTATGTCTTGGTACAGCCCACGGGCTAAGTCTGTCCTGCCTAAATCAGCTGCTATCATAAGCCCCTTTGTGTCTGGCTCTAAGATAAGCGTTTTGTTTGACTGTCTGGCAAATACCCTGCCCTCATGGTCGTACTGCATGATAACGTCGCTCATGTCTGCGCCGTCCAGTGCGTGTGCGTCTATTCTTTCGTAGTATTTTGTGCCGTCATCAAACTCATAAAGCAGATACGGCACGTTAAACGTAGTGGCGTAGCCCTCTACGTAAAAATCCGTCTGTATCCGCTTTTCGGCAGCCCCAGCGGTCAGCGGTGCTGCCAGCGTCCTATATTCCCGTTCTTTCTTAATCGGCATCTTTTACACCCTCTTTCTGCCCGCTGCCGTCCTGCGGCGGCTCTGTCTGTGTTTCCTGCGTCTGTCCGTCCCCTGCTGGCTCTCCCGCCTGCTGTCCCTTGCCACTCTCCTGCGGCATCTGCTGTATGATTATCTGCGGCTTTTCCTCTCCCTTACCCAGCTGGCTTACTTCCGTGTATTCCTTGCGGATATAATACTTGTCGCCGTCCTCAACGTGTGCCATGTTCCATATATCCATCACGCCGTTACGGTTCAATAATGCACGGTCAAAAAGCTGTGTGCTTACTTGCAGCTTTGTTGCGTTGCTGGCATATTGCAGGCGGTTAGCCGAAAACGTAATAGCGTTACAGCACGCCCTCTCCCTCTCGGTAAAGCTCATGTTTGTCATTACAAGCGATAGCTGTATTGCAAACTGTTCTATCTTTCCCTCATAGTAGGCGTTCCACGTTTCCTCATTGAATTTGTTTTGCAGAATATCCATGTTTGTACCAAAATGCGTACATACATTGTCTTGTATAAGCTGCATCTGCAAAGCGTTTGGCGTGTATGGCTTGCTTTCCACTTGCTTAAGCTCGCTGAATTTATTGTCGTAAATAATCATGCCACTGTCATTCTCTGCGCTTAAGTTTTCCTCTGTAAACCTCTGCCGCTCTTTTTTTATGTCCTCTGGCTTCAGCATATTTGCCACCTTTGCCAGAAAACGTATATTTGCAGAATTTTTGACGGCATTTATAATGCCCTCATTCTGCGTATGTATCAGCTGCATTGTTGGCTGTAGCGTGCTGTTGTCCTCTCCGAAAAGGTCGTCTTTATATTCAAAGGCTGTCAGTATCCCCTCCTTTTCAAATTCAATAGCGCCATACTCGCCATTTGCAAAAAGATAGCGTAGATATATGCCGCCGTTTACTTCCCTTACCTCGCACCGTTCCGCTCGCAATGGATACAAGCCGCAAAGCGTCCCGTTCTCGTCCTCGATAGGCACAATAAAAGCGGTGTGTTCCACCGCTACATAGGTCGCCAGCCTTTTTATGAATTTTGTAGTATCCATGAAATAGTTAGGTTTTTGCTGTAGCGTCTTTTCCAGCCGCTTTAATGCGCTGCCCTCTATCTCTGGCTTTAGCTTGCTGCAATGCGTTGCAAAGCTGTTTATTGCCGTTCTGGTTAAGTCCATTTCATATACGCCGCCGCTATAGCTGGTAAATGTAGGGCTGTACCAGTTAAGCATCTTGAAATAATTTCCCAGTGCTTTTAATTCTTTTTTGTGAAAAAGATAATCTAAGAATTTGATACCGTCCACCATGAAAAAGATAGTCTAAGAATTTGATACCGTCCACTCTCCTTTCTATGCGGCGTTTTTAAGCAGCTCGCCGCACTCTTCCCAGTATTTCTGCCGTACCGTCATAGCGTCTATGACGGATACAAAGCCGTCGATATGCGCCCGCTGCTCTATCTTTATCGGTCTGAATTTCCTTGTTTCCATGTTGTGCTTAAGCGCAACATTCAAGAAATGTGTCTTTAGTAAATTGTTGTCTGCAATCTTAAAATTGCCGTCTTTTATGATGCCCTCAAATTCCCGTATGACTGGCGTTAAGTTCTCCCCTTGATGCACGTCGTCTGTCTGGAATCCGTAGTCTTTCAATTCCTCAATCAAATATTTTGCCATGTATCGGTCATACCCTATTTTGAGTATGTAAATGTCGTATTTCTCCACCAGCCCCGTAAACCATGCGTATACGTCGTGGTAGTCTACGTAGTTGTCGCCGCTTAAGGTTATCAGCCCCTTTTTAACAAAAATGTCATACGGCACGCCGTCCGTAGCCTGCAAGGTTTCCACCCTGCCCCGTGGCATAAAGAATTGAGTGAACGCATAAAGCACGCCGTCCCTTTCAATTACCACGCTGGCTGCGGTCAAGTCCGTTGTCTGGCTTAAGTCTATGCCGCCCACGGCGTAGCAGTCCCTAAAGTCCTCTAAGGTCTTTTCAATGCCTGCGCCGTCCACCGTCGCATATTCCAGCCACGCTATAGAGCTGTTCTGCTTGATATTGCAGTATTTTGTTAAAAACTCTGCCCGCTTGCTTAAGCTGTTTTCTGCTACCGCTATCTCGTCCATGAAAAAGCTCTCTGGTACAGATACACCCATGTTAGGGTTAGCTTTCTTAAGCTCTTCTATATCGTTCCACTTTTCCACGTCGTCTATCATGTATAAGAACGGCAAAAGCCGCCTTTCCTTGCTGTTGCCCTTTAAAAAGCTGGTGCTGCGTTTCATCAGCTCATCATAAATACTGTCGTTTATGTAGCCTGCGGTACTGATAGACAGAATCATAGGCTGGCGGCGTGCGCCTAAAGCAGACTTCATAACCTCATACTGCTTTAGTCCTGCGTCGCCGCTCCATGCCGCCATTTCGTCACATACTACCAGCTGCGGGTTAAAGCCGTCAGACTTCTTGGCGTTAAATGCGATAGGCTTTACAAAGCTGTTTGTTTCCTCGTAGTAAATATCGCTGCGCCGCTTTTTCGCCAGCTCGTTTAGCTCGTCCTCTGCCTGCACCATTTTATAAAATCCGTCATATACAAGCGTCGCTTGGTCTAACTTTGGCGCTAAGCAATAGATTTCCTGCCCGTACTCTGGCTCTAGGTATACCATGTATGCAATAATCGCAGACGCAAACAAAGATTTTCCATTTTTTCTGCCGATTACTATAAAAATCTCACGGAAAATGCGTGTTTTTTCTGCGTCCTGTATGCCAAAAATGATAGAAACTATGGCTTTCTGCCATAGCTCCAACTTGATTAAATCATTGCGCCCCTTGCTGTGGTGGCAAAAGTTCTCTATGAATTTTATAGCCTTGTTTGCCGCTTTTGCATTGAAAAAATATTCCTGCTTTTCCAGCCCGCCTACAATGATTTTATATATTTCCTTTATCCACTTTCCCGCTACAATTTCGCCGCTGGTAATCTTAGCGTGGTACTCATAGATATAGTTTTTATACGGCACTTTTGCCTACTCTTCCCGCAGCGCCTCTAGCCTGCTTTTCTTCCGTTTCGCAGCTGGTACTAAATCGGTCAGCTGCTTAATGACTGCTGCATAATTCTTGCTTAAAGCTATGTACGTTTCTGCCTCTGGGCTTTTCTTTGTCCCGTACTGGTTCTCGCCGTTCTTATACTCGCTCGTCCAGCCGTCCTGCTCTATGGTTTCCTGCAAGTCGTCCAGCTCCACGCCCATAAATGCAGCCTTTTCTATCAGCGGCGTTACTAAGTTTTTCTTATTCTCGTCTAAGTCCTTGAAAATCTTCTTAAGCCTGCTCTTCTCGGACTTGATACGCTGTTCTTTTGTCTTTTCTGTCTTTGTCGCCATTCCTTTTACCCCGCTTTCCTCTCCTGCGCCCCACCACACCCCCTACACCACGTATGCGCACGCCCGTAGGGTAATTTTAGGGTATCCCACTCGGTATCTTCCCCCTTTAATTATTTTTCTGAATAGGGGGGACTATGCGCCAGTCTGCGTCAAAACCATACCGCAGCTTTGGCGCTCGCTTATGATGCTCTTTATTATGGCAGTCTTGGCATAGCGCCTCTAGGTTATCCCAGTTAAGCGTTATGTTCGTGTCGTTAATGTTCGCTCTGGTTATGTAGCGCTTGTGGTGCGCCACCTTTGCAGGCTCGCCGCAGCGCTCGCATATATAATCTTGTGACATTAAGTAAGCGGCTCTGGTATTCTCCCATGCAGCCGATAGATAGAAACTCTTAGCCCATGCTTTCATACTTTCCCCGCTCCTTTCTCTTTGTATTCCCAGCGCCCTAAGTTTCATGCGCTTGGTAGAGGCTAAAGAATGAAAACAAAAAAGAGTAGGCTACTGCTGCCGCATCACGGCTAAGCTATCGCCTACTCTTTTCATGTTACCATTATACAGCTTTCAAATTCCCATGTAAACACCACGTTTTTACCACGGTATTACCACGCCTGCTGCCAGCCTGCTATTTTAGCTTATCCTCGTCTATGCCCCATAACAGTACCGACAACTCATTGATTATGCCAGTTACCCAGCGCCTCGGCGTGTTCTTCCCCGTCCCCAGTTTCTCTGCTATTGCCTCATAGTCCCAGCCCTGTATAAAATACAGCTCAAAAGCCTTATACTCTATTTCCCTGCCAGCCATTCTGCGCCTATGCTCTATCTCTTCTACCGCCTTGTCTATGTGTGCTGTCATAATCAGAGTTTTAAATCGGCTGCGCCTCACGCTCTCTAAGTACGTCCTCTGCTGCTCGTCGGTCATTCCCTTAAGCTCTAACTGCTCGCCGTCGCTTATGGCGTTCTCGATATGGAAAGCGGCATCACGGTAGCATTTCATAAGCGTAAAAGTATTGTGGTACTTATCACGCTTGCGCTCTTTTTCTTCCTGCCTCTTGTACTCGGCTACTGCTGCCCGCGCCACTTTCTGTATCAGCTGCTCTACCTCTGGCGTTACTTCAATCGTTATTTCCTGCATTTTCTTTGTCCTGCCTTTCATTCATTTTCTTAAGCTGCCCGTAAATATCCACCAGCAGC